TGATATCTTGCTTAACGGAGATATCCATACGGCAAACCAACTTGCGGCTGGATTACCCTCACGCGACATGGCTAAAACATTCATTTACGGTTGGCTTTACGGGGCAGGCGACGAGAAAATTGGTAAAATCGTGGGTAAGGGCAGTAAGGAGGGAGCTAGGTTAAAAAAGGAATTTCTAAGCAAAACCCCAGCCTTGGATAAACTGCGAAATGCGGTCAACAAAGGCGCACTCAGGGGTTATCTCTATGGACTCGACAGGCGCAAAATGCCTGTCAGACACGCACACGCTGCAATGAACACCCTACTGCAAGGCTGTGGGGCTGTCATTTGTAAACGCTGGGTTGTTGAGTTCCATAAATTACTAAAAGAGCAAGGCTTTATCCACGGCAAGGACTATTGGCAAGCCGCCTTTGTCCATGACGAGGTACAGGTAATTGTTCGGAAAGAGGTAGGAGATACCATTGGTAAACTCTGTATCGAAGCAATCAAAAAAGCGGGTACGTACTACAATTTCCGTATCCCACTCGACGGGGAATACAAGCTCGGAAAAAACTGGGCTGAAACCCACTAAGGCTAACCGAAAGAAGTTTGACCTAGATTTGGCCTATGGCGAACTTCACGAAACTGAGTTCCTAAATGTTTTGAAGAACAAGAAGGTCGAAGTGAAGACCGAGAGGGACAAGTGGGTAAAAACAGGCAACATTTGCATTGAGTACCAAAGCTACGGGAAACCCAGCGGGATTGATGCTACTGAGGCCGACTATTGGGTTCACAATCTAGCGGTAGGTGACGATGTTTATTGTCGTTTGTTGTTTTCTGTGGACACCCTTCGCAAGATTATTCGGGAACCAAACAAATTCAAGACTGTTTTTGGTGGGGATAACAACGCTTCCCGAATGTATCTAATCAAGCTCTCCAAGCTGTTCACTAAAGAACAACTAGAGATTTATTCTAATCTATCCACTTTGGTAAAGGATGAAGAATGACTGCACTACTTATAGATGGTGATATCGTGGCCTTTAAAGCCGCTACTGTAAGTGAACACCCCGTCCATTGGGGGGATGACCTATGGACACTGCACTCATACACCAGTGAAGCCTATGCTTACGCTGCGGATATGGTGGAACTACTACGCGAAAAGTCGGGCTGCACTAATGCTTGGGTTTTCTTTTCGGGCAAAAATAACTTCCGAAAGAATGTTGACCCAAAGTACAAGGCAAACCGCATAGGCAAGCGTAAGCCCATTTGCCTAGGACCGCTGCGTGAACGAATGGAAGAAACAATGCGGTGTGTTTCCTTCGATGGTCTTGAGGCTGATGACCTACTGGGTATCTATGGAAGCGCACTCCCCCACAAAACTATAATCTGGTCCATAGATAAAGACCTTCGGCAAATCGCTGGGTTGCACCTCATAGATGACGAGGTTGTAGAGATATCCCCTGAGACTGCCGACAGGAACTTTTGGATGCAAGTTTTGGTTGGTGACACAGCGGATAACTACAAAGGCTGTGTGGGTGTGGGTCCTGTAAAAGCCGAAAAGATACTCTCAAAAAAAGACGGGCTGACCACATGGGAAAAGGTACTCGCGGCCTACGAAAAAGCTGGGCAGACCTTTGATGATGCCCTGACCAACGCCCGACTAGCTTTCATCCTAAGAAAGAACCAGAGGGACACGCTTTGGGAGCCACCAATCCAATGAAATACGAACACTATAAAAGATTAGAGGATGCAAGAGTGACGGATGAAATGGTCAATAAACCCGCCCACTATAACCAGAGCGAGATTGAGTGCATTGATGCAATCAAAGCGGCAACAGGTAAAGCCTACGAAGCCTACCTTCAGGGTACAGTCATCAAATACCTATGGCGGTACAATCACAAACACAAAGACAGAGTTGAAGACCTCAAAAAAGCCCAAAACTACCTCTCAAGATTAATCCAAGAGGTAACAACTAATGGCTAAATGGAGTTTTTCGATGATTAACCGTGAAGAGTACGCAAAGGTCCTAGAAGCCAGCAAAGCCCTTGGTTTTAACAAATACCAAAAGAAAGCCCACAGCACAGCGGTCTATCCCCCAGAAATGGGCATGGCCTACTGTGTCACTGGGTTATGCGCTGAGTGTGGTGAGGTAGCCGATAAGGTTGCCAAATACTACAGGGGTGACGGGGAACTTAACCGTGATGGCCTCAAGAAAGAGTTGGGGGATGTTCTGTGGTTTATTGCAGAGCTTTCCACACACCTAGGATTTGACTTGGATGAAGTGGCCCAAGGCAACCTAGACAAACTAGCAGATAGACAAAAAAGAAAAGCCCTCAAGGGCAATGGAGATAACCGTTAATGGACCAGTATCAGCAATATATAGCACTCAGTAAATATGCCCGTTTTGTTGAGGGGGAAGAACGCAGGGAAACATGGGATGAAAGTGTCGATAGATACATTGATTTCTTTTCGACCAAGTTCCCACAGGCAACAGAGGCACTTTCGGAAGCCTCTGGGTACATCAAGTCGCTAGGCGTTGTCCCTTCGATGAGAGCAATAATGACAGCGGGTCCAGCTTTGGAAAGGGACCACATAGCGGGTTATAATTGTTCGTATCTGGCGATTAACGACCAAAGGGCCTTCGATGAAACCTTGTATCTCCTGATGTGTGGTACGGGTGTTGGGTATTCTGTGGAACGTGCAAACACCGAACAACTACCTAGTGTCCCATTAAAGCTAAAAGCTGATAACACTGTGATTACTGTGGATGACAGCAAGATTGGATGGGCCGAAGGGTTACGTTCTTTAATAACCAGCTTGTACTCAGGCCGTATTCCTAAATGGGACCTGAGTAAAATTAGACCCTCTGGTTCACGCCTCAAGGTATTTGGCGGTAGGGCCTCTGGTCCTGACCCTTTGCAAAGGCTGTTTACGTTTGTTGTTCGTACTTTTCGGGAAGCAGAAGGACGCCGCCTTAAACCAATTGAATGTCACGATATCCTTTGTGCCGTTGCTGGTTCAGTTGTGGTTGGTGGGGTGCGCCGAAGTGCCATGATTAGCCTATCTGACCTTAACGATGACGAAATGCGTTATTGTAAATCAGGGGAATGGTGGAAGGACAATGTAGACAGGCAGCTATGCAATAATTCTGTGGCCTACCCAAATAAACCAAAATTAGGAGACTTTTTGCACGAATGGACTGCCTTGTATAAGTCTCAGAGTGGTGAAAGAGGTATCTTCAACAGAGAAGCCGCGAAGTCACAGGCTACTAAGTCAGCCCGTAGGGACCCTAATCATGACTTTGGGACAAATCCTTGCGGGGAGATTCTGTTACGAAATATGCAGACATGCAATCTCTCAGAGGTAATCATTCGGGCTGAAGATGATGAAGCCTCATTGACCAAAAAGGTTGAGATAGCAACTTTATTGGGAACACTTCAGTCTGCTTTGACCGACATTCGGTACTTACGTCCTGAGTGGAAGAGGAACATGGAAGAAGAACGTCTGTTGGGTGTTAGTTTCACTGGTATTATGGACAACCCTTTGATGTATAATATGCCCACAAGTTTTGAAGAGGATAACTTAGGGCAACGCCTTGAGCGCATGAAACAGATTGTTTTGGATACAAATGGGAAATGGGCTAAAACACTGGGTATTCCTGCCTCTGTTGCAACCACTTGTGTCAAGCCTAGCGGCACGGTTTCTCAGCTTAGTTCGTCTGCCTCTGGGATTCACCCACGGTACGCTAAACACTACATTCGGCGTGTACGGGCAGATGTAAAGGACCCTCTGGCAACGTGGATGGTGGATGCGGGTATTCCCAGCGAAGAGGATAAATACAACAAAGACAACTTGGTTTTTTCGTTCCCTATTGAGTCACCATATCAATCTGTGACTAGGCACGAAATGTCTGCCATGGACCAGCTTCGCTTGTGGATGCTGTATAGAAAACACTGGACAGAGCATAACCCCAGTATCACCGTGTATGTCTCTGAGGACGAGTGGATTGGGGTTGCTGATTACGTGTATCAGAACTTTAAAGATGTTGGGGGCGTGTCGTTTTTACCTAGGGAAGACGATGAACACACCTACATACAAGCACCTTATGAAGAAATAAATGAGTTGCAATACTCTGATTTTATGGGTAAAATGCCCTCAGTTTCTTTCTCGGCTTACAGGGAAGCTAATGACATGACAGTTGCTTCACAGGAACTAGCATGTACGGGTGGTACTTGTGAGCTTTAGGGATTGTTAACTGGGTTAACTAACTTCGGGTCGCCTTCGGGCGGCCCTTTTTCGTTTCTTGGACATTATCGGGTTTACCACCATGAAAATATTTACAGGCACACCGCTGATATCAAAAGAGGTTCTACAGTACCTTGAGGCTCAGTACCCAGACAGGATTCCTATGGATATCTCTCTGACCGCTGAAGACTTCCGTTATCTGCAAGGCCAACAAAGCGTCATCGAAAAGATACGCCAACTCACAGAGTTTGAAGAAGAGGACTAACCATGTGCCTACCTAAGAAAACAGTTGTCATGCCAGAGCAGAAAACAGTGACACCTACTATTGGGGCATCAGCACCCGCTGCGGCTGTCTTGAACACAAAGACAGTGGATTTTGATGCGGTGGATAGCGATAGTGCATCCCTAAAGAAGAAAGCTAAGGGCAAGAAAGCCTTTCGTATCGCTAAGAAGAACGATGTGGGTACACCTATGTCTGGTTCTGGCCTCTCAATCCCTAAGAGTGCCTAAAGATGTGTACGGGTGTAGAGTACATTTCGCATGAAGCCTACAATAACCCCAAACGCACCGCTGCTCCTGTAAGAACTTCGGGTGACGGTGACGGTGGAACCGTAGGTAACGGTTATTCCAATAAGCCCCTGAACGCCACAGGTATTGGAACAGACCGCTTTGGTAAAAACGGCAATTCTTACACAACTAGAAATGATGGAAAGAAGACCTTTAAATCAGGTTCTACGATAACCGAGGTTAAGCCCAGCACAAGCAGAAAAACAGGACTTGGCTTTGGTGGTAAGGGACCAGACAAAGGTAAGTATTCGGGCGGTTTATATTAAAAAGAGGGTGCTATGCTAAACGCACAAAATAAGTCTGTAGCTGGTAGGTACACACAGCTAGAGTCACACAGGCACTCATTCCTAGAGCGCGTCAGAGACGCCTC